TATCCGTAGCTACATCGAGTTCAAGGGCCAAAAGCACGTTGACGCGGCTAGCGAGTTTGCTAAGTGGAGGAGGGTTGCGAATGCCGATCAGCCGTGAATCGCTTAAAGAGATCGAAATGAATCCCATGCGAACAGGGGCAGCGAGTCGCTGGTCTTGCGTTGGAAGCACGAATCAAGCAGCGAGGATTGAGCCAAGCAAAGAAATTGAGACACTAACAGCCGACAAGCAGACGGGCAGCGGTTGCTCGGAGCAAGGCGGCGTAACGGAGGTTGGGATAGATGGATAGGCAATTGAATTTATTTGAAGACGACACGAAAATACCGGAGTCTATCGACACGTTTGTTTATTACTTGGTTGAGTCAATAAAGCAAATGAGCCGAGATAACGCAATCGACACGCTCAACAAAGTCCGGCAGAAATTGCATGAGGTCAGCCCGTTTAAGGATGAGCCTGTTGACTTGGTTCTGTGGGTTAAGAACGAATCCGTGACTGCAAACGACTACAATCCAAACACCGTTGCACCACCTGAAATGGAGTTGCTTGAGGTTTCGATCATGAACGACGGCTATACCCAGCCGATTGTAACATGGCCTCGAGCTGACGTTCGAGAGGTGGTTGACGGTTTCCACCGATCAAGAGTGGGCAAGGAATCTGCGGTGGTATCGAAGCGAATCGGTGGATACTTGCCAGTAGTTACCATTCGCAAGGAGCAAGAGGACAAAAACGACCGCATTGCGTCGACGATTCGACATAATAGAGCCAGAGGTAAGCACCAAGTTGACGCAATGTCGGAGATCGTGCTTGAGTTGAAAAACCGAAACTGGACCAACCATCGCATCGCGCGGGAGCTTGGCATGGATGAGGATGAGATTCTCCGATTGTGCCAGATAACTGGCCTAGCACACTTGTTTACTGATAAGGATTTTTCGAGAGCGTGGGAATCTACTGACGCTGTAGAAAGCGATGATTTTACTCCGCTCGACGACACGTTCGACGTCGCAGGCATGGAAGTCAGAACGATAAATACCGGCGACCCGAACAGGGTTTTTCATACGTTCGACAAGTGGGAATGCGTCAAGGCTGGGTTCTACGCAAGCACGAAAGACGGGTGGAGTAAAGAGCAATGCGAGCAAGCATACCTCGATTTGCTTTCCGATCCCGATGAGTTTGATTTAATCGCTCGGCGTGTCATCAGCGAATGGCCTATGAGCTGCGAGCACTACTTGACAAATTCGGCGATGAATCGACTTGCATGGATTGGACAAGCGTCCGTCTGCCTGAAACACGGCGTTCCTTCTCAGTTTTCGTCTGGGTGGAATCTATTAAGCGATGAGCAAAAAGACAAAGCAAACGAGGTTGCTTTGAAGGTTCTCAACGAATGGCTAGAGTCTAGGGAAATTGGACTTCTGGATTTTGAGCAAGCGGCGGCAATTGGGCGACAAGTGGAGATTTACTAATGAACAAAAAGAAAATACTGAAATGCTCCGTGCTTGATGCGTCTCGCAATCGAATAGCAAAAGCGTTTGATATGTTCGAGCGACTATACGTTTCGTTCTCAGGGGGAAAGGATTCGTCGGTGATGCTTCATCTCGTAATGGATGAAGCACGCAAGCGAGGACGCAAGGTAGGAGTCCTGATCATTGATCTTGAGGCTCAATACTCCGACACTATTAAGCACCTCGAAGAAATGACTGAGGAGTACAAAGACCACATTGAACTGCACTGGTTTTGCGGCGAGTTACTCTTGAGAAATGCTGTATCTAACTATCAACCAAGATGGGTTTGTTGGGATGAGACAAGGAAGGAGCATTGGATAAGGGAGAAGCCTGCGATGGCTTCCGATTTGTCGCAGTACGACTTCTACGTTCCGAAAATGGAGTTCGAGGAGTTGATGGTCATTTTTGGCGAATGGTACTCGCAAGGAAAGACCACCGGCGCGTTCATTGGCATTCGCGCAGATGAAAGTCTGCACCGATACCGAGCGATTGTTTCGCGCAAGGATGGATTGATGATGCAAGACCAGAAATGGACTACGAAGGTTTCCAAGTGTCTGTATAACGTCTATCCGATATACGACTGGAGGACAGAAGATATTTGGGTGTATCACGGCAAGTTTCCAGATCGAAAGCATAATCGCGTTTACGACCAGATGACGAAAGCCGGTGTGCCGCTATCTAATCAGCGATTGTGTCAGCCCTACGGGGATGATCAGCGCAGAGGACTTTGGCTCTACCACGTCCTCGAGCCGCAAACGTGGTACAAACTTGTCTCAAGGGTCAACGGTGCAAACTCAGGAAGCCTTTACATTACCGAGACAGGTAACATGACTGGATACAATAAGATTACCAAGCCAGACGGTCATACCTGGAAAAGTTTCTGCAACTTGCTGTTGAGCACAATGCCGAAGAAGACTAGGGATCACTACGTTTCTCGGTTTAAAAAGTTTATTGCTGGATGGAAGCAACGCGGTTATCAAACGATACCAGATGAAGCACCGCACGAATTAGAAGTCAAATGCTGGGCTCCGTCGTGGCGCAGGATGTGCAAGGTGCTTTTACGAAACGACTACTGGTGTAAAGGGCTGGGGCAGACGCAACCGCTATCTGACTCTTACCAGAAGTTCAAGGACATTAAAGCGAAACGAAAAGCAGCAGCGAAGTTGCAATCAGAGCAGCTTGCACTCGACTAATAGGTTGGCTCGCCTTGGCAAAGGTACTTGCGTGTACAGTCGCAGGAATCCCGCCAAATGAGCTGGTGCGCGGTAAGTGCCGAGTGTCTTACTCAAACTACCGCAACAACCTCCACGTCTCGCCCCGAAAGGGGCGGGGCGTTCTTAGGACTTGGCATTCCCCGGCGAATGTCGAAAAGTACAATTTAGCGAAGTCTGGCTGGCACCTGACTCAACACAAACCAATTCCCCGGCGGGTACATTCTTAGCCATGCGGCTATAGGTGCCAGCCTTGTATCCGCCGGGGCTTTATCGCAAGGTGATAGCATGGCAGGCGATTGGATTAAGATGCGAACGGATCTGTATCGGGATCCAAAAGTCTGCTTAATGGCGGACATTCTTAGCGACGAAAAGGGTGATTTGTCGCGTTACGTGTCACAGCAAACGCAGCGTAACATGACCGTAACGCGTAACGTAACGCGTAACGCTTGCGTTGGAGCGTTGTTATCCGTGTGGGGCGTTATGCGACATCGAGGAGTGCGAGTTGACGACGACTTGAGGTGCTTCGGTGTCGGGTTATGGGTCATTGACGACATCGCAGATTTGCCCGGTTTCGGTGTCGCAATGGCAGCGGCTATGTGGGTTGTCGAAACTGAAGAGTGCTTAATATTCCCTAGGTTTTTTGATGAATACAACGTGGAGCCGGACGGAAAACAGAAGTCTAAAAACGCAGAGCGGCAAGCCCGGTACAGGGAGAAAAAGCGAATGAAACCAGGGCCGGAAAGTAACGTAACGAGTAACGTAACGCGTAACGTTACAGTAACGCCTAGAGAAGAGGAGAGTAGAGAAGAGAAGAGTAATTACAACACACACACACTACCAGCAAAGCAAGTTTGCGACAAATACCGGAATCAAGGCATTCAGATTACGGAAGCCGCGGACGGCGTGACTATCGAAGTGGCTGAACCATTTTGCAAGTGGATGCAGTTCCGATTTACTAGCGACGGCAAGCATGTCAACACAATGCAACAAGATGTAATCCTCAAGAAGTTTCTTGACCTTGATTCGTCGAAGTTGGCTCGAGACGTTGATTTCTCCATTGGCATCGGAGCTAAGCACATCCGAAGCGAGGATGCAGACAATGGGCCAGGAAGACCAAGGCGAAGCGGGGGAGATGGATCCGGCGATAAGCCACTCAAAACCTACGGCGAAAAGATGAAGGACAAACTAGGGTTCTAATATGACACAAGCAGAAGCGGAAGATTTTCTTAGAGAGGTCGTATTCGTGGCATTCCCGACAGCAAGAAATATTTTGCAGTTGCGTTCAGGTGATCCAGCCGGGACGTTTCGATACTGGGCAAAGACATTGACGACGATCACTTTCCAGGAAGGAATGAGCGTTGTGCATCGATGGACGATGGGTGAGTTGCCGGCACCAACAGAGCAAGAAATGGAATCATTTGCGTTGCACATTCGCGGCGTTGTGATGATGGACAGGGCGAAGGTAAAGCGAACGTCGATCACTAAGGACATTAAGCCGGATCACTTTCGGCCTTCGCAGTTCGCACCGATAGCCGAGCACTACGCAAGGATTCTTGAGGCGTCGAAGCGATACCAGAACAACGAAATAACGCTCGAGCAATGCCGAGCGATACACGCAGACATCATAGCGGATCACGCAGCAAAGGCGGTTGCAAATGGCATTTAACTTGACCGAAGCCGCTCGAGAAATCGAGCACCTACAAGCGTTACTTACTGAACAGGACACGGAGATCCGATCCTTGCAAAAGCAACTATCAAAGACAGCGAAAGACCGGACGCGTTACCGCGACCGATGCGAAGAGTTGAGAACTGAACTGGCGAAGTACGTCAGGGCCGATAATCCAGTTTTGAGAGGGAGGAAGAAATGAGTAATCAGAGGTTTAAGGCTGGGGATCGGGTGCGGGTGATTGCAGCCGGAAGCTCAATGCACAAAATGATTGGTTACGTGAATCGATACGACGAAGTTAGATCACTTCAGTACCTTGTCGAATCTGAGTGTATGACTTGGGATAATTGGTTTACAGCCGACGAACTTGAACCTGCCCTAGCCGTCAACGAATGCTTGTCAGTTGACAACGTCAACCATCCACCGCATTACAACCAAGGCGGCATTGAATGCATCGACGCAATCAAGGCGGCGACGGGCAGCGGGTTTATCAAGTATTGCACGGGCAACGTCATTAAATACCTTTGGCGATACGACCTCAAGGGAGGCGTCGAAGACCTCAAGAAAGCGGCGTGGTATTTGGATCGAGCGATTAAGGAGATGGGCGATGAGTAGTGGGTTTCAAGATATGCCTGGAGTGCCAAAAGGCTGGGAGTTTTTAGGGTTCATGGAGCCGAATCAAGGAGACTGGTTTTTATGCCTTCACACTCGCAAGCCTCGCCAGTGGCCATATGCCGAACGCGGAACAATACTTTTCGCGATCATCCGCAAGGTTGAACATGTGAAGCGATACCGACCGTTCTCCAGTCGAATGGAAGCGAAGCCGATGATTATGGCAAAGGTAATGCGGAAAGATATCGTGGATGTTGCTGAGAACAACCGATTTGAGGTATCAGGACTGCGAAACGACGGAGCTATTATCGGGTGTGTGTTTTACAAATACCGAGATGCATTTGATGATTTTGTGAAAATGGACGGAACGCCGTTTGGCATGGAGGTGACCAGTGAGTAACGAACATGGCGACAAGCCAAAAATAACGCTTTGCAGCGTTGATTCTATGGTCAGCGATCTTTTCCAAAACGGCTCGAAATCATTGCTTGAAGCAAGCGAGGCGTTCGATATTCGCAAGTTGCAAAACATGGAAATGAAGGTTGAATTTATATGGGAACAGCCTAAAGCATTCGGAATAGGAACGGCTGTGACTATCGACGGCGTCTTGTGTCACGTTGTTTCAGTCGGCAATGACGGATTGGTAACTCTTGTAAAAGCAACAGAAGAGGAGGTGAGCGGTGAGTAACATCATTCTCGGAATCGACCCAGGGCCAAAAGAACATGCGTTTGTTTGGTGGGACTGGCAAGAAAAACGCGTTGTTGAACTGCAAACTCGACCATCCTTCGAGGTGCTTTATTCTTCGACGCAACGCAGTTTATTAGCCAACGTACAGGATATCGCTTGCGAGTGGATCGAGTCCTACGGCATGGCAGTCGGTCAGGAAGTCTTTCGCACGGTGGCCGGTATCGGGTGGCTTGCTGGTACGATTGGGCGTGATGTTCGCATGGTTCCGCGAAAGTCGGTTAAAATGCATCTATGCCAGTCGATGCGTGCAAAAGATGCGAACATCCGCCAAGCGTTGATCGACCGCTTCGGGCCACAGGGCACCAAAAAGGCACCAGGGCCGCTATTTGGCGTCACTTCGCACTACCTAGCGGCTCTTGCCGTTGCGGTGTATGCGGCGGAGACTAAGGCGGTTGAGGGCGAGTATTGGATTGAGGATTTGCGGCGGAGCGTTATCTAGGAGAAAATCATGAGAGAAAAAAACAGAGTTTACCTTTGCGGAAGAATTAACGGTTGCACTGATGGCGAGTGCAAGGCATGGCGCGAGCGTGCGAAACTACTTCTTGCGAAGCAGGATGTAATAGACCCGATGCGGCGAGATTATCGCGGTGTTGAATCGATGCACGTTCACGAGATCATCAAGGCGGACAAGTCCGATATCGACAATAGCGACGTGCTTTTGGTTTGGATCGACGAGCCAAGTTTCGGCACAGCGATGGAGATCATGTACGCGTTCAACGAGCGTAAAAACATCGTCGTTGTAAACAACATCGGCAAAGCGTTGTCGCCTTGGGTTATTGGTCACGCAACAAAAGTGTTTTACAGTCTTGAAAGTGCTTGCGAGCACATTGGCAACTTGCCATCGCTCGAAAACTTTTTGAGTTTGTTTTTGAAGGATGCTGCAAGCGGCAAGCCATTTGCAAGGATTGATTTTCAGCATTGGCTAAACCGGAAAGGAATCGCCATAAGCGACAAGCAAGCCAATGATTTCTTAAACAACAGCAACTCGGTTAAAAGCACCGACGACGGAAGGTGGGTAGCGAAGTGATAGTTATGCCATCGAATAGTACGGGTTGGTTTTGGCATTGTTTAGCAAGGGAGACTGGGCGGCTAGGTCACTTGTATTCTCCAGGTGCCCAGTGCGGCCCCTGGCCGTGGTTTCCTTATGCACTCGACAACGGGGCGTTTGCTTGCTGGGATCGGAAAACAAACACGTTTGACGATGAGAAGTGGGCGACCGTGTTCCCTCAGTGGGAGCGGTTGCTGGCGTGGACTGCTCCAGCGGTGCAGCGTGCAAGATGGGCAATCGTGCCAGATGTTCCAGGCAACGCAGAGCGGACGCTTGAGCGATTCGAGAAGTATGTTCAACGCGTCATTGACGCGGAGATTGTGCCGGCTATTGCGGTGCAAGACGGCATGACGCCGGAAATGGTTCTGTCGCTTCGTCCAGGGCCGGTTGTCATTGCGGTTGGAGGTACAGACGAGTTCAAGCGGGACACGCTAGCGACTTGGTGTAATCACTTCCGGCGCGTCCATCTGCTTCGCTGCAACTCTCCCGATAAACTCGACATCCTCGAAGATATGGGCGTTGAGTCGTGCGACGGCACGGGATGGAATCGCGGAAACCGAAAGCAAACCGCTGGTGTAGAGCGATGGGCACGCAAAAAGCCAACGCCGACGCAAAGCGAGATTTGGCGGTATACGTGCCGATCCAAGACTACTGATGGAGAGTTGTTTGCAACCTAGCCAAGCAAAGTTTGCAAACCTCCCAGCACTTGCTACAATGCAGGGAACCAAGGGAGGGTGTAACATGCAAGACTTGCTAAAGTCGAAAAGGTTTTGGGCAGCCGCTGCGGTCGTTGCCGTGATTGTGCTAAAGGACAAGGTGCCTTTGAGCGAAGAGCAGATTCAACAGCTTGTGCTAGCCGTTGGAGCGTGGATAGTCGGCGATTCGATCCGACCACTGCCAAAGCCCGATG